TAGAATATAAATCTGACCATTACGATTCTCTTAGAGCTAAAAGACTAAAGAGTTGGATGGATCATGATACAATCCATAGTGATTCTGCTAAACAAATCAGAAAGAAATTATGGAAAAAAAGAATGAAACAAAGAAAAGATTATAAAAAATAAATTATGAATGGAAATAAAAAAAATGAAACCAGACAGCTTCCACCATTACCAAATAAGGGACTAGTAGGAGGATCTGGCGGGCTCGCTTTTATAGGCGGAATTGCTGGTGGGGTTGCAAAAGGAGCATTTAATCTTATATCAAAAATATTAAAAGGAAAAAGCTCTTCTACAAAAACCACTGGAGTAATAAAAAATGCAATTACAAAAAATAGACAAGCATTTACTCCTGCAGAGAGAGAAGGAGCTAGAAATCTTTTAAAAAAATTATAAATTAACCAATTAAATTAAATTAAAATGAGTGAATCAAGTGAAATTAAATCGACAATTAGTAAAGAACAATTAAAGAAAATTCAAGACTTTCAAAAAGACTTAAACAAGTTATTAAATGAAGTAGGATTTTTAGAAGCTCAGAAAGCCCAAGTGTTAGGGAAGTTTGGAGAAATAAACAAACAAACTGAAGACTTCAAAAAAGAATTAGAAGACGAATATGGATCTATCAATATTAACTTGGAAGATGGTACATATACACCTATTGAAAAAGAAGAAGATAAGAAATAATGTCCTCTATAATTAGAAAGATAAGTATTGGTTCTGACTATAAAACTGATGCGATGCATTACTCTATTGGGCAGTCAGTATATGGTGGTCATATAATATCACATATACTTTCTAATAAAGAAGATAATTCTTATAATATTTACATCAAAAAACAAGACGAGGTATTGCCATGGAAAAAGTTTAATTCTCACATGGCAATCTCCGTTGAGTATGATTTAGAATATTAATGAAAAGTTTATTTGATTTTATCGTTGAACCTTATGGTCAGCGATATTCTAATAAAGTAAAAGTAGGTGACAAAAGCCTAATAATTAATACTCAAGTAGAAACTTTTAAATCAGTTAATAATATAGCTAAAGTTATTGAAGTACCTTTATCAGTTAAAACTGTTATTAAAAAAGGTGATTTAATAATGATTCATCACAATGTATTTAGAAGATGGTATAACGTAAAAGGTAAAGAGAAAAATAGCAAATCTTTTTTTAAAGACGATTTATACTTTGTTCAACCTGATCAAATATATTTATATAAAAATAATGATAGGTGGCACACTGTGAATGATAGATGTTTTATAAGCCCTATTAAAAACACTGATAACAGGTTGTCAGATCAAGAACAGTATCTTATTGGAGTATTAAAATATGGTAATAGTGCCTTAGAAGCGCTAGAAATCAACGAGGGAGATCTTGTAGGTTATAAACCATTTGGAGAATATGACTTTGTCGTTGATGGCAAACGTCTTTATTGTATGAAATCTAATGATATTGTAATTAAATATGAACGTCAAGGAAACGAAGTTGAATATAATCCAAGCTGGGCACAAAGCAGTTGAAGAACTTATTAAAGTTGCTAAAGAAGCTATAGTTGATTCAGATGATGATATATCTGCAGATCGTTTAAAAAACGCTGCTGCTACAAAAAAACTAGCTATATTTGATGCTTTTGAAATACTTACTCGTATTGAGGAAGAAAACAATATACTAGAAAATAAGATTACAGAAAAAACTGAAACTACTTTTAGTGGGTTTGCAGAAAGACGATCTAAATAATGTACGAGCAAACTCTATATAAGATAGTTGAACCTATAAAACCACATGTCATTAAAAGACTTAATAAGTCTAAGAAATGGGAGTATGGTTATAATAAAGAATATGACGTTACAGTAATAAGTAGAACTGGTCAAATAGGAGAGATTTATGAAATACAAAACCTTGTCATTGCTTTACCATTAGAAGATAAACCATATAAAAGATCTACTAAAAAAGCTGAACAATATTGGGAAGTGTTTGAGAAAAGAAAACAACTTAAACAAATCAAAACTATATTTGATTGGAGAGCTTACCCTGAAACATTTAAACAACAATTACACGGATACATAGATGAAGAATTTAAAAGACGTGAAGAAGGATTTTGGTTTTATAATAAAGGCATTCCTACTTATCTCACTGGTACTCACTACATGTATTTGCAATGGTCAAAGATTGATGTTGGGCAACCAGATTTTAGAGAAGCCAACAGATTATTCTATATCTTTTGGGAAGCATGCAAAGCAGATAAAAGATGCTACGGTATGGCATACCTTAAAAATAGAAGGTCAGGATTCTCTTTTATGGCCTCTGGCGAAACAGTTAACATGGCAACAATATCGAGCGATGCGAGATTCGGTGTCTTATCAAAGTCTGGAGCAGATGCTAAAAAAATGTTTACAGATAAGATCGTCCCGATCTCGGTTAACTACCCATTTTTCTTCAAACCCATACAAGATGGTATGGACCGTCCGAAAACAGAACTCGCTTACAGAGTTCCAGCATCTAAATTTACAAGAAAAAAACTTGAGTCAAACGAAAAGCTTAGTGAAATGGTTGGACTCGATACAACTATTGACTGGAAAAACACAGGGGATAACTCCTATGATGGTGAAAAACTTATGCTCCTTGTACACGATGAAGCTGGTAAATGGGAAAAACCTGAAAACATTCTTAATAACTGGAGAGTAACAAAAACTACATTAAGATTAGGTAGTAGAATTATAGGAAAATGTATGATGGGAAGTACATCAAATGCATTGGATAAAGGAGGTAGAAACTATAAACAACTATATGATGGATCAGATGTTACAAAAAGAAACCGCAATGGACAGACTCGCTCAGGATTATATAGCTTGTTCATACCTATGGAATGGAATTACGAAGGATACATCGATACTTATGGGCACCCTGTCTTTGACACTCCGAAATTCCCAGTTAAGGGAATTGATGACCAAGAGATTGAGATCGGGGTCATTGAACACTGGGAGAATGAAGTAGATGGCCTTAAGGAGGATCCTGATGCACTTAATGAATTATATCGACAGTTTCCACGTACAGAGAAACATGCATTCAGAGATGAAACAAAACAATCTTTATTTAATTTAACAAAGATTTACGAGCAAATAGATTATAACGAAGATTTGAAACATTCCGGGGTATTAACTCAAGGAAATTTTCAATGGGAGGATGGTATTAAAGATACTAATGTACAATTTTTACCAAGTAAACAAGGTAGATTTTTAGTATCTTGGGTTCCAGATAACCATCAACAAAATAGATGTATTATTAAAAATGGTAGAAAACATCCAGCGAACGAACATATGGGTGCTTTTGGTTGTGATAGTTACGATATATCAGGAACAGTGGACGGGAGAGGTTCTAAAGGATCACTTCATGGTTTAACTAAGTTTACAATGGATAATTGCCCAACTAATTTATTTTTTTTAGAATATATATCTAGACCACCAACTGCTGAAATATTTTTTGAAGATGTTCTTATGGCATTATATTTTTATGGAATGCCTATACTTGCAGAAAATAATAAACCAAGATTATTATATTATTTAAAAAGAAGAGGTTATAGAGCATATTCTATGAATCGTCCAGATAAGATAATGTATAAATTATCTGTTGCTGAAAAAGAAATAGGTGGAATACCTAATTCAAGTGAAGATATTAAACAAGCTCATGCAGCTGCAATTGAAGCTTATATTGAAAATTTTGTAGGTTACAATAATGAACAATATGGGACAATGTACTTTCAAAGAACATTAGAAGATTGGTCAGCTTTTGATATAAATAATAGAACAAAACATGATGCATCAATAAGTTCAGGTTTAGCTATTATGGCTTGCAATAAAAATAAATATAGACCAGTTGCTGAGGTTATGAAAGAAAAAGTCAATCTAAATTTTTCAAAATATGATAATCAAGGTCATGAATCAAAAATAATTAATAAATGATTAATACAAGTACTAATAGTTCATTTCCAAGTCAGGTGGTACCTGTGGCGGAAAAGCTTAGTTGGGAATATGGCTTACAAGTTGGACAAGCTATTGAATATGAGTGGTTTAGAGGTGGTAGAGTTAATAGTGGTAAATGGCATACGGGATACCAAAACTTTAATAGATTAAGATTATACGCTCGTGCTGAACAATCGGTACAAAAATATAAAGATGAATTATCTATAAATGGAGATTTATCTTATTTAAATTTAGATTGGAAACCAGTACCTATCATACCTAAATTTGTAGATATTGTAGTAAATGGTATTTCTTCTAAAGACTATGATATAAAAGCATACGCTCAAGATCCTTTTTCTACTAAACAAAGAACTAATTATGCAAACTCTATCATGAGAGATATGATGAGTAAACCATTATTAGACAGTATAAAAGATAATCTTGGAGTTGATATATATAGTTCAATTGATCCTGTTAATTTACCTCAAAATAAAGAAGAATTAGAAGTACATATGCAGTTAAACTACAAACAATCTGTAGAAATTGCCGAAGAAGAGGTTATTAACAATGTATTAGATTTTAATAAATATGTATTAACAAATAAAAGAGTAGTAGAGGATATTGTTACAATAGGTATTGGAGCTGTAAAAACTAGTTTTAATAAAGCAGAGGGAGTTGTAATAGATTATGTAAATCCCTCAAATATGGTTTGGTCTTATACAAATGATCCAAATTTTCAAGATCTTTATTATGTAGGTGAAATAAAATCTATCACACTAGCAGAATTAAAAAAGGAATTCCCTGATTTAACTAATGAAGATTTAAAAAGAATACAGAAATTTCCAGGTAGAGAAGGATATTTAAGAGGACCCAATAGTACTAATGATTTAGTTCAAATATTATATTTTGAATATAAGACTTATATAGATCAGGTTTTTAAAATAAAACAAACTGAACAAGGTTTAGAAAAAGCTTTAGAAAAACCAGACTTTTTTGCTCCTCCACCTAGTGATAATTTTGATAGAGTTTCTAGAACAATAGAAGTTTTATTTACTGGAGCTAAAGTATTAGGAGTAGAACAAATGTTAAAATGGGAAATGTCAGAAAATATGACAAGACCTAAGAGTGATTTAACAAAAGTTAATATGAATTATAACATAGTAGCTCCTCATATGTATCAAGGTAGAATCGATTCATTAGTGAATCGTATTACAGGATTTGCGGATATGATTCAATTAACATCGTTAAAATTACAACAGGTAATTGCAAGGATGGTTCCAGATGGAGTATTTGTAGATGTTGATGGTCTTGCTGAAGTTGATTTAGGTAACGGAACTAATTATAATCCACAGGAAGCGTTAAATATGTATTTCCAAACTGGTAGTATAGTAGGTAGATCTTTAACTCAAGATGGAGATCCTAATAGAGGTAAAGTACCAATTCAAGAATTACAAACATCTAGTGCTAATGGTAAAATACAATCTTTAATAGCTACATATCAATATTATCTACAAATGATAAGAGATGTAACCGGTCTTAATGAAGCTAGAGATGGTAGTATGCCTGATAAAGATTCATTAGTTGGTTTACAAAAAATGGCTGCAAATGCTTCTAATACAGCAACAAAACATATTCTAAATGCTGCTTTATATTTAACATTAAAAACTTGTGAAAATATTTCACTTAGAGTTTCAGATATGTTAGATTTTAAATTAACTAGTGAAGCATTAAAAGCTAGCATTGGTAAATTTAATGTAGCTACTTTAAATGAAATAGATAATTTACATTTATATGATTTTGGTGTATTCTTAGAATTAGAACCAGAAGAAGAAGAAAAAGCTATGCTTGAACAAAATATTCAAATGGCTTTACAACAAAATCAAATTTTCCTTGAAGATGCAATCGATATAAGGGAAATTAAAAATTTAACTCTTGCTAATCAAGTTTTAAAATATAAAAGAGTTAAGAAACAAAAAGAAGATCAAGCAGTTCAAACAGCTAATATTCAAGCTCAAACAGAATCAAATGCTCAAGCTGCTGAACAGGCTGCAATGTCAGATGTACAAAAAGCACAAGCAATATCTGAAACTCAAGTTCAAATTGAAAAAGCTAAATCTGATTTTGAAATTGAAAGAATGCAAACAGAAGCAGAGATTGAAAGAGCCCAAATGGCTCAACAGTTTGAATATGATATGAAACTTAAACAAGCAGATTTAAGTAATCAAAAAACAAAAGAAAAAGAAATAGAAGATCGTAAAGATAAGCGTACAGAATTACAAGCTACGCAACAATCAAAATTAATAGAGCAAAGACAAAAGGATTTGCCACCTACTAATTTTGAAACCCCTGAAAGTTCAGGTTTAAGTTTAGATCAATTCTAAACAAAATTTTATTAATTTTTATTATATTATATTATGGCAGAAACTAAAGAAAAAGCTGGAAAGCTTAAGGTTATAAGACCTAAAAAACTCGTAAAAAGTGATGAACCTATAAAAGTAGATTTATCAAAAACAATTAAAAAAACTGAAGAACTAAAAGATCAACAAGATGCCGTTCAAAAGCAAGAAACAGGAACAGTACCTGATGATAAATCATCCGGAGATATACAAAAGGTGGAAATTAAAGGAGAACAATCCGATAAAAAGCCCGATGCGGCTGTTGAACCTGAAACAAAAGAAGAATTACCTATAATTGAAGAAATAATTGAAGAACCTGTAAAGGAAGAAGAAATTATTGAAATAGGTGAAAAAATGGAAGTATCTGATAAAGTAGAAGCTGTTATATCAAATGAACTTCCTAAAGAAGATATTCCTACACTACCGGAAAATATTCTAAAAGTTATAGACTTTATGAAAGAAACTGGTGGAACTTTAGAAGATTATGTTAGATTAAATCATGATTATTCTAATGTAGATAATGATATTCTATTAAAAGAATATTATAAACAAACCAAATCACATTTAAATTCAGAGGAAATTAACTTCATGATTGAAGATAATTTTTCTTATGATGAAGATGTAGATGAAGAGCGAGAAATTAGAAAAGCTAAACTCGCTTATAAAGAAGAGGTTGCAAAAGCCAAAAACCATTTAGAAGGTTTAAAGAGTAAATATTACGACGAGATCAAGTTGAGACCCGGAGTTACTCAAGACCAAAAAAAGGCAATGGATTTTTTCAATCGCTACAACGAAGAGCAAGATATAGCTCAAGAACAACATGACACATTTAAATCCAATACTAAAGATTATTTCGGTCCTGAATTCAAAGGTTTTGATTTTTCAGTAGGAGAAAAGAAATTTAGATATGGAATAAAAAATGCAAATGATGTTTCAGATAATCAATCAGATATTGCCAACACCATTAAGAAGTTCTTAGATAAAGAAGGTAATGTATCAGACGTGAAAGGTTATCATAAAGCTATGTATACTGCTAATAATGCTGACACAATAGCGCAACATTTTTATGAGCAAGGCAAAGCCGATGCTGTTAAAGATCTTGCTGCGCAATCTAAAAACATAAGTACTAAAGCTAGAGCAACTGCTCCAGAAGATGTATTTGTTGGAGGATTAAAAGTGAAAGCAGTTAGTGGACTTGATTCTTCAAAACTGAGAATTAAAACACGTAAATTTAACTAAAACAAAAATTAATTATTATGGGATCAATAGCCCCTGTGTTTGGCGCAATAGTGCCTTCACAAGTACAACAAACGTTACAAAGTAACTACTTAGCTTTCGATGGTGGAGCTAATGACTTTGCGCAACAATATCTTCCTGAGATATATGAGCAAGAAGTTGAAAGATATGGAAACAGAACCTTAGGTGGTTTCCTTAGAATGGTTGGCGCTGAAATGCCAATGACATCTGATCAAGTAATTTGGTCTGAACAAAACAGATTACATATTGCATATACTGGTGTAACTGGCCCTGCGGCTGGTTTAGCAGTATTTAATGTACCTACTAACGCTGGTACTATACAAAATGCAATTGCACCGAATGATACTATTGTTGTTATGAACCCTGCAACGGGAGTAACAATTAAAGGTATTGTTGGAGCAACTGCTGCTGGTGGTGGAGCTACTACAAATGTAACTGCTTATCCTTTTGCTCTAGCTAATTGGGATACATTATTCCAAGGTGGAGCTGCAACTACAAACCTTAAAATATTCGTTTATGGTTCGTTATTTGCAAAAGGAACTGCAAGTGGAACTTTCTCTGTAGAACCTCAATTCACACAATTTTCTAATCAACCAATTATAATCAAAGATAGATATGCTATCAATGGTTCTGATATGGCTCAGATTGGATGGGTTGAAGTAGCTACTGAAGATGGAACTTCTGGATACTTATGGTATCTAAAATCTGAATCTGAAACAAGATTAAGATTTGATGACTATTTAGAAATGGCAATGGTTGAAGGTGAATTAGCTTCTGGTGCTGGTGGTGTGAGCTTTGTTGCTCAACAAGCTAATGTACCAGGATTTTCTGCTACAATCAATGCTCATGGAAGTGAAGGTCTTTTTGCTGCTGTTACCGCAAGAGGTAATATATTTAGCGGATTCGCTGGAGCAACAGGAATTTCTGATTTCGACCAAGTGCTTAAAAACCTTGATACTCAAGGCGCTATTGAAGAAAACATGCTTTTCTTGAATAGAGATATGGATCTTGAATTTGACAATATGTTAAGTCAAGTTTCAGCTGGAGTAGCTGGTGGTGTAGCTTATGGATTATTTGAAAATTCACAAGATATGGCACTTAACTTAGGTTTCTCTGGTTTTAGAAGAGGTTCTTATGACTTCTATAAAACTAGCTGGAAATACTTAAACGACGCTTCTACAAGAGGCGCTGTTGCAGTAAATAACATCGATGGTGTTCTAATCCCTGCGGGAACTTCAACTGTTTATGACCAAATTCTTGGTACAAACATACGAAGACCATTCTTGCACGTGAGATATAGAGCTTCACAAGCTGATGATAGACGTTACAAAAACTGGATCACTGGAACTGCTGGAGGTGCTTACACTTCTGAAGTTGATGAGATGGTTGTTAACTGGTTATCTGAAAGATGTCTTATTACACAAGCTGCGAATAATTTCGTATTATTCCAAAACTAAGATTATTCTTATTAAAGTTTGTCTCCGTCTTCGGGCGGAGATACTCTTTATATTTTATTAAATTATTATATTATATTATATTATGACACAAACAAAACAAAAATCCGTAACAGTTCCTGAGAAGAACTGGGAAATAAAAGATAGAACTTATCTTTTAACTCACGACAAAACACCTCTTACTTATAGATTAGCATCTAGACATTCAACCAGATACCCGTTATTATGGTTTGATGAAGAAAAAGGCGAACAAAGAGAACTAAGATATGCAACTAATCAAAACTCATGTTTTGTTGATGAACAAAAAGGTGAATCAACAATGGGGCATATTGTATTTGAAGATGGAGTTTTAACTGTAGGAAAACAACAACAAAACTTACAAAAACTTTTATCTCTTTACCATCCAAGAATTGGATCAACTTTTAACGAATTTGAACCTCATGTAATCGCAGAAAATGAAGTAGAAAAAATCCATGCTGAAATTGATGCACTTATGTTTGCAAAAGAACTTGATATTGATCAAGCTGAAGCTATTTTAAGAGTGGAAAAAGGAACATCAGTTTCTAAAATGAGTTCTAAAGAAATTAAAAGAGATTTACTTTTAATGGCTAAGAAAAATCCTACAGCATTTATGGCAATAGCTAATGATGAAAATGTTGGATTAAGAAATATAGCTATTAAAGCTTCAGAAGACGGAATTATTAAATTATCTCAAGATCAAAGAACCTTTCATTGGGGATCTAATAATAGAAAACTTTTAACAATTCCATTTGATGAAAACCCTTACTCAGCAATTGCTTCATGGTTTAAAACAGATGAAGGAGTAGAAGTTTACAAAACAATTCAGAAAAAGTTACAATAAGATGTAACTATCAATATAGTGGCGGGTCGCTTAAAACACGACCCTAACCATTATTCACATAAAATATTAAAATGGCAATAAACGTAAACACTGTATATCAAACCGTTTTATTAATACTAAATAAAGAACAGAGAGGTTATTTAACACCTGTTGAGTTTAATAAAACAGGTGCTCAATCTCAATTAGAAATATTTGAAACATATTTTGACAGTTTAAATCAACAGTTACGCGTTCCGCAAGCCGATACTGATTACGCTGATAGAGTCGTAAATCTTGATGAAAAAATCTCTATATTCAAAGAATTTGGAAGCGCTACATCTATTTCTTCAAGTAACGTTTTTAACCTACCACAACAATTTTCCGGATCTGCTCCAGTACTTGGATCAACTACAGTATTTGCTACTACAGGGACAACTTCTAGTACAAATTTAGCAGTAGCTGCTAGTATTAATATGACTTTAGTAACTCCTAACACTAATATAGAAGTTGGAATGACAGTTACTGGTACTGGTATAGTGGGTACTGTAACTATTGCTACAGCTAATGTAACTGGAACTATTTTCACATTAAGTTCACCACAAACAATTGGTTTAAATGCTTCATTAACATATTTAGGTGGAGTAACTTATACTATACAAACTGTAACAGCTGATGAGGTATCTAATGGAGTTGTTCAAGTTTTTGGTAATGGTATTCTTTTAGATAAAACACAATATACAATATCTGGAACAGTTATTACTTTTAACTCTCAACCTACTATTGGTCAAACTTTAATAGTAAACGTATATCCTAAACAGTTTTATAGATTAGGACAAATAATATATACTACAGGAGCTTTACCTACACAAGAATTACAAAGAATAGATAGAGGAGAATTATATCATCTTTTAAGTTCTAATTTAACTAGTCCTACTACTACTTATCCTGTTTATATATATGAACAAAATAAATTAACGATATACCCAGATACTATTACAAGTGGGATAAATGTTTCTTATATTAGAAAACCAATTACACCGGTTTGGAATTTTACTCTAGGAGTAAGTAATCAATATGTATATAGTACTTCTACTTCTTTTGATTTTGAATTGCATCCAGCAGAGCAAACGGAGTTGATATTAAAAATATTATTATATGCTGGAGTAGTAATTAAAGATCCAGAAATAATTCAAGTAGCAGCAGCACAAGTACAACAAGAAAATATAAATCAACAAAGCTAATAAATTATGCCTATACCTAATGGTGGTTTAATCACCGAAACTAACAGA